GCAGGCCCCGCAGTACGGCGTCGCTCTCCGCCATGTAGTCCCAGGCGAAATGAATTTCTTTCAGCTTCACCGCGCCGATGGCCCCGATGTTCTCCGCCGTCAGCAGGCGGCAGTCCAGCCCTTGCGTGAAGTCCACCCATGCGCCGCTGTCCGCAAGCTGCCCCAGCAGGTCCATGTGTTCCCGGCAGGCCAGCAGATTAGGGTCCAGCAGCTTGATTTCCTTCTGGCCCCGCCACCACTCGGACAGGTCCGCCACCTTCCGGGCGGCGCGGCCCTCCTTCCCGGCCACGATGCAGAACGAACAGCCGCGCGGGCATCCCCTCGTCAGGAATCCGTAAGCGGTTTCGTGGGTCAGCTCCGGGTGCAGGGAATAGTCCGGGTAGATATGCTCCACTTCGTCCGGTAGGCGGTTGTCCAGACCGTAGCCCGTCCCGCCCTTGATGATTTCGCGGGCGTTCAGCGGCTCCGGGATGTCCGGGGAATACGTCTCGTCAAAGACCTTGCTCATATACACCCGGTCATACTCCCCGAATCCCCACCACCATTCCACCGTGTCGCCCTGCGCCTTGTGCCAGGCGGACAGTTTCATTAAGGCGAGATTAGGCCAGTTGTGCCCGTCCACGTCAATCAGGCCGATTGTCATTCCGCCACCGCCTCCCGACACATCTTCGGACACCACGCCGGTATATAGGGTAGGAGGTAGGTAGTCCCCATGTGATAGCCCTTGCGTTTCCCCGGCGCAAAGCATCGGAAAGCAATAGTCTTTTCGCTGTAGCTCCCCTTGACCGGCCACGGCTCCGTCCGTATGTGTTCACAGCCCTCGCAGGTCCGGGAGAAGTCCGCTCCCATGCTCATTGCTTGTCCATTTCCGCCCGCAGGCTCTCTTTGATGTAGCAGTCCAGCCCCATTTCCTCGCACGCGGCCACGGCCTCCCGTCCAAACTTCGCCCAGTCGATGTCCGACGGGTGATAGTTCAGCTTCCCGATTTTCACCCGGTCGATGAAATAGGCGCACCCTTTGATGCAGTCCAGCACCGCCGCCGGGTCAAGGACCGGCTCGAACGATACCCATGTGTTGATACCTTTGCACTTCGCCGTCTCCAGGTTATAGAGGCGGTCCGCCGGGCTTATGGCCCCCGGCTCCGCCTTGTCTGCCATAGGCCGGTCGCAGGAAACAGTCACGCCGTACCAATCCCCACCGTCCAGCAGGTCAAAGTCCCGGCCTCCGTCGCCCTTGGTCAAAATCTGGACGTGGTTTCCATGCTCTTTCAGGGCCTTGATAACCTCCCGTGTAGTCGTGGTGTCATATCCGGTAGGATACGGGTCACAGGTGAAGCACAGGTGTACCAGCTTCCCGGTAATCTGCTCCCGCTCCAACTGCCGCCGCAGCTCGGTCACGATGTCCTTGCGCGGCTCCACGCAGGAGTGAAACGCCTCCCGGTCCCGATGCAGGACGCCAGGCGCAAAGCAGTAATAGCAGCGGTGCGGGCATCCGGTGTAGATGTTCACGGCGTAGTCGCCGTACTCCGCCGCCGCCCCCTTCGGTTTATAGATAGGTTTCATCATATTTCCTCTCATGCGGGCAATACGGGCCACATACACATCAGAAAGTGTCGGTGCCATTATTTCCCGCTGCTTCTTCTCGTTTATAGTGAATTTCTTAAATGTTGGACGAACGGCCACGCTCACCGCCCCTTTTCCCACACTTCGTCAATGAGCTTGTGGCACGGCTCCGGCCCTCCGCCGGATACCCATTGCACCAGCGCCTCGTGCTTCTCCTGGCGCTCGTACTTGTCCATCACGTCGTAGTCCGGCTCCAGCGTCTCCCGGTTGAAGTAACCGATGCAGGTATGGCTTGCCGTACACAGTCCGGCGCGGACCACGATGCACCCGCTCATGCCCAGGTCCGGGCTGATTGACACACCCATGTTCCCCATCTGCATTGTGAAGAACCCTTCCAGGTACGTCCCCCGGTCCGGCTCCAGTCCCTTTGCCGTCCCGAACTCCTGGACGGCCAGCCGCCGCGCCGTTGCCAGCGTCAGCCGGAAGCCTCCGGGGTAACTCTTTTTAGCCATTTCCGCCAGCTCCTTCCAACTTCTCCCGCTCCGCCGCGTTCAGGCGCTTCACTTCCGCCATTGCGGTCTTGTAGTCGTCGTAGAGTTTTACCGGCTTGCTGATATTCTCCATGCTTACCATGTCGTGGAAGTCCGCCTGCCGGACCCGCAAGCTGCCTCCGAACCGCTCCGTGCTGTTTGTCTGCTTAAACGTGAGCGACATTCCATATTGGTTTATGTCGATTCTTTCCAGCACCCACTTTGCGACAGAGTAGACGGTAGTTTCTCCGACAACTTCCTTTTCGCGCCAGTTTCCTTTGCACCTGGGGCAAGGATACTCAACGCCCTTAATGGTCACTTTCCCCGTGTTGTCACAGCAGACGCAGGGCGCACGGGTTTCCTTCTTCTTCTCTGCCACGGTGTAATACTCCCGGTCCCACAGGACGGGGAACGCCGCCTTGATTCTTACCGTCAGGCCCGGCACTTCGCCCTCTTTTCCGCCCAGCATCAGCCACCACAGCGGATTGTACCGCTTGTCCTGGTGCGGACAGCGGCCCTCGTCGCAGTTCTCCCGCTCGCAGGAATCACAGAACGCCCGGTGAAATTCCTCGTCCCACGGTCCGTTCGCCACGGGGAGGGAGGCCAAAAACTCGCCCAGCGCCTCCGGGGACTCCGTGATCTTCTCAAAGTTACTCACGCCTGCTTCGCCTCCTTCTGTTCCATTACCCTCTTCGGGCGGCGTCCACGGTTCCGCAAGTTCCGCTGATACACGGTTTCCCCCCGCTCGGCGCTGTACGCAGGCCGGAAGTTTTCATCCAGCACCACGTCACCCGCTCCGTCCGTCTCCTGCCCGCGCTTCAATTCCGTGTAGACCGTACACTGACTGATTTCCAGCTCTGCGGCAATCTTTACCGGGGAAGCATTGCGCCGCCACATCAATTCGATCTTCCGGCGGTCCTCCAGCGTCAAAGTTCTCACCATAATCACCCCTTTTCCCGTTTCTGCTCCCGTTCAGGCAAAAAAATAATGCAGAAAAAGGTTAAAAAACCTTTTCTGCATTTAACTTACTACATCAGCCTGAAAATGTCAAGGGTTAAATGCAGAAAAATCTAAAATTGTTTTTTGTGCATTATTTACAAAAGCAATTCCACCCCCTCAATCCCGGCCTTCTGGGCAAGCTCCAGCAGCACCCGCCCGGCACACCTTCCCCCAAGGATGCCTCGCGGGTATTCATTTACCCACCGTTGTACCTCCAGCGTGTCGGCCTCTGTTATCCCTGTGAAGTCGGTTCCCTTCGGCACCTTCCGCCGAATCATGCGGTTTCCGTTCTCGTTGCTCCCTCGTTCAAAGGCGCTGTACGGATGGCAGTAGTATATGTGGGTCCGATCTCCGCCGCCGGTCACAGCCCGCGTCATACCCTCCCAGTCCTGAAACTCGCTTCCGTTGTCCACCGTGATTGTCTGGAATATCCGCCGGAAGTTGAAGCTGCCCAGCTTCTTTTCCAGCATATCCAGAACGGCCACCACGCTTGCCATTGTCCCGTCCGGCATAAGAAACATAAGGTCCGCCCGTGATTTCCGCTCTGTCATAGTCAGGAATCGCTTTTTGCTCCCGCCCTCTTTGGCGGACAGAACGGAATCCATTTCCCAGTGAAACGGCTCTTCCCGCGTCGCCACTTCCTCCGGCCTGTCCTCGATGCTGTCTCCCTTCGGAACTCTCGCCGCCTGCACCTTCTTATATTCTGTCTTTCTTTTCCCTCCCATCGGCAGACTTTTGTTGGTCACTCGCAGAAATACCCCGTCGTTGATGTACTTGTACACGGTCCACTTGGAGAGGGTAACGGAAAACGTCAGACCGTCCTCCTTGATTTTGTGCAAGGCCGCTTCCGGGGAGTATCCCTCGTCCGCGATCTTCCCCTCTATGTAGTGCGCCAGCTCGTGGTCGTTCCCCAATTTTATGTCCGGCCCCTTGGCGCGCAAGTTCTCCTGGTATTTCCGCTCCGCCGTCTCCGCGCAGTATACTTCCCTTTCAACCAGGTTTGTGTCCCTCTGGACGGTCAGCCCCCGCTTGATTTCCCGCATGATTGTTGTATAGTCCACCCGGAGAGTGCGCGCTATCTCCGTCTTGCCCTTCTTTTCCTTCAACATTTTTTCGATTCTAAGCCGGTCTTTCCATTGGAGTTGCGAAAACATACGCCCTTTTTCGCTGCTCATGCGGAATACCCCCTTGTCTTTTTGTGGGATATTAACGCATAATAACGTAAAAAGTCAATCGTTCAGACGTTCTAAAAATACAGTTGCCGTAGGCTAAAAAGCCTACGGCAAAATTATTTTCCGTCCGGTCCGTCCTCGCCCTCCAGCAGCCAGTCGGCGGATACGCCCAGCGCCGCCGCTATTGCCCGCAGTTCAAAGTCCTGCACCATGCGCAGGCCGTTTTCTATTCTGGATATACAATCCCGCTCCAGAATAACGCCGCTCACCTGCACCCGCGCCGCCAGATCGGATTGCGTACACCGCTGCTTCGTCCGCTCCCGTCTGATTTTCTCCCCTGATATGTTCCGCTGACCGTTGTAGTTGAACGCTTTCACCTGTCCACCCCCGAAATTATGTGTGGTATTAAAGATTTTTGTTTGACATTACCACTTTCCCGGCGTATCATTGTGGCAATATCCCACTTGTGGTAATATCACACATTCCGCTCGGTATGACTACAGAGAAACGGGGGTCGCGCCCATGTCTGCCAGTATCAAGAAACTCCTGCGTTACGTCCTGTGCTTTCTCCTTTTCTGCGTCTCGCTCTGTTCCTGCGGCACAATCATGTTGACGCCGCACGAACACGAATGGCAAAGCGCCACCTGTACCGAACCCAAAATATGTGCCAAGTGCGGTGAAACAGAAGGGGAGCCGCTTGGGCACGACTGGGAAGAGGCCACTTGCGTTTCTCCTAAGACCTGCCAGCGGTGTGGAGCAACAGACGGCGTTCCGGCAAAACATACCTGGAAATTAGCAACTTGTACTGAGCCAGAAATTTGTATCATCTGCGGAGAAGTAAATCGGCAATCTTCCCCTCTTGGTCACGACTGGATTCCTCCAACACTTTCCGCTCCAACGGTGTGTAAAAGATGCGGTGTACAAGATGGGGAGCCATTGGCTCTGGCCTCGTTCAATCGCGGAAGCGCTGGTCGTTGGGGGCCTCGTCCATCGGCAGACCAATATGTCGGGGTGTCTGGCTATGTTGCAGTTGCTCTTAACTCTTTTCAATACGCTTCATCTGATTCCCCGCATGAAAATAACTTTCGCTCTAAACCTTGGTATGCAACCACTTATGAGAAAGATAAGCAGTATTGGAATCCAGTTGGCACCATCGAGCATAAAACGCCAGTAATTGTCATTGAGCAGGAATTAACCTTTCGGCAAGAGGGGTTATACCGCTACGAGGGTTATCTTCTTGTTGAGCGAATTGACAACAGCGAGAGATTCTATATTTCCATAACGGATTTTGTAGCTGTCCCGTACTGGGAAAATTTGAATGTAAGCGATACTGTTTACTCCGGCCCTTGTCTTGCAGAATATCATCAGATTAGCGATTTTTACCCCGTTGACAGGCGCGGCAGGAAGTCCGATATAGCAGAAGGGGCTATTGTTACCGTCTATGGCGCTACAATGTGGGGTGGTGTTGACCGCGATGCAAATGCAATAGATGCCCTCACCGACAATGGCCGTTGTTATTTTAACGATGCTGATTTGACGATCATTTATTAACGCAAAAATCCCCCGGCAGCAGCCACCGCAAAGGTGCCCGCCGCCGGGGGATATGTTTTGACCGAATTGGTCAGTTGTTCTTTTTGATACCTTCGAGCTGTTCCAGCGTTTGCCGCAGTTTATCAAAACCAAACATAGCGGCGTAGGCCACGAACACGCCCAGGACGATAGCGCCGACCACCATGTACCATGTCACGGCCACGCCCATGATCTGACACGCGGCAAAGAACGCCAGCAGCGTCACGATCATAGCCACGGCGAAAGCCAGGATATTAGTCGGCAGCTTCCCCCAGGTCAGCTTTTTCAGCACCTCCACGATGATGTTTGTAACCACCATCAGGACCAGCACCACCGGCAGCACCAGCGCCGCCGCCGCAGGGATGTTTTGAATGATGTTTTCCATACCGTTTTCCTCCTGTTAAATCTTGCTCAAATACTGGCCGGAGCTGAACCCCGTGTACTTGATGCCCTGGTATGTGACCTGGATATACAGCCACGCCACGCCGTTGACTTCCGTGTAGTAGCCATAGTTCTGCACCTTCGTCCCGTAAGGCAGGACGACCATGCTCCCGGTCTTGGACCCGGCCACGTTGCGGATATGCAGGCCGCTCTTCGCCGTCACGGTGTAGGTCCCGGCCAGCTTCTTGTCAAAGCCCTTTGCCGTCCCGGTGGCTTTCCGCTCCGCCGTGACGCCCGGCGCGGCCTGCGGCACGTTCTCCGGCTTGATCTCCGCCACGGTGCCGTCCACCAGCTTCCCGCTGTTGTTGTACTCCCGCGCGTCCACAATCCAGAAGTAAGCGGCCTCGTTCTTGAACGTCTCCGGGTCGCCGTTTACCCGGTTGTCCCTGGTGGATGCCGGGTCATTGATGCGCACCTTGTCGTCCGCCCACCACAGCACGACGAAATGCCCGCCGCCGGTCCAGGTCCCCTTCTTCATCAGGGCGATTGCGTAGTAGCCCTGTGTCAGATACTTCACCGTCTCG